CCCGTAAGGGAGAGGCTGCCATGTCTCAGGCAGCTGTCCCAACCGGTTGCGGCGTATTGACGCGGACCGGTTGGTACCCTAGAGACGAGGGGGGTGGCCCAACTAGCCACCCCCCCCCCGGGGTAGCCCCCCGGGAAAGAGCATTGTTCCGAAAACCGAGCATCTCGTAGGGGCCATCCACGTTAGTGGCCTTGGACCTAGCGGTGCTCAGGATACCGGATCAAGCTCTTTCCGGGCTACCCCGGGTGTGTCTTCCCTCACCATCAGCGACGGTTTCCTGGTGGACGACTCGGAATTCCCACCCCTCTTGGGTACACGACCAGCTGAGCCAGGCTCGCTGGAGTCGGGTGTTCTCATGCCCCCGCGCGGGCCTCGGACTCGTAAAAGAGTCCGAGGGTCCCTCGCTAAGAGCGTGAGTAACCTTCGTGCACTCGAGGGGGAGGAATCCCTCAACGTCCTCCGGGCATCGGTGCCTAAGGAAGGGGAGATCCTAGTTAGCAAGATCACAAAGCGTTACCGTGATCTAGTTGCCAAGACAGGCGTTGAGTTCGCCCTCAGGGACCTCAAGAAAACTTCGGCCGCGTGCCGCTCCACCTGGATCCTCAGAGGAGGATCAGACGTGAGTGCACAGTGCTCGTTTCTCGGGAGGTCCCTTCCAAGGGGTACTCCAGACGCTGTCAGGGAGGCAATAGACCAGCATACGCGTGATCTTGGAGTAGGATGGACGACGCCGGATGGTGTCTTGGGCAGGGCCCGTCTATGGGCGAGGCGGTGGGCCACTAGGAAGTTGCCAAAGAGAGCGCACATGGCAGCCCCGGATATGCCGACCCTCTCTTCATGTGTCGAATCGACAGTGAAGGAAGGTGGTCTCCGGGGCTATGTGCTCTCACTCGGGCTCCATCCCAGGGCCGCCGCGCTCTTTGAGGATCCCGGACTTTGTTCCGGGCTCCCCCTGCAAGATATCCAGTCTCTGGTCTCCGATCTCAACCTCGCCTTCCACGGCATTGACCTGTACTCCCAACTGGGAGACACGGCCTCTGTCGTGGTTGGCTTGGTCGAGCGGGGCCTGAAGACTCGGATTATCACCAAGTCACCTGCGTGCGTCCACCTGCTCGGGCACATAGTCCGCAAGCGCCTCCTGGCGGGCTTGCGTAAGGACCGTTCCTCAGCTTCGGTGCTCGCTGGGGTCTCGGATGAAGAGATCATTGCGCACTACGTGGGTTCCGTGACAGAGACATTGGTCTCCACGGACCTCACGCGGGCTTC